TGGAGTGATAATGGAGTATCTGTCACGTTATCGTTTGATGCAGAAACAGAAAAGAAACATATCGCACCCTCGCTCCACATGTATGAGGGACAACTTAAGGCAGTTTCGTTCTTGCCTATGTCGAATACCACCTACCCCCAACAACCGTATACACAAATAACAGAAGAAGAGTATAATAAGTATGTTGGTAAGATTATGAAGATTGACTTTACCCCCATTTATGAGGGTGAAGAGTCATTCGACGCAGAAGGAGATCGCTACTGCACAACAGACGTTTGCGAAATGCCTCAGATTATCACATCCGATATTGCCGATACAGTTGTGGTATAATAACTTTAGGAGACAGAACCTCCAACTGTGGTTAGGATAGGTCTGCTACAGATTGCCCCCCACGAGGGGGCATCTGTGGTATAATGAACTATTATGGCTAGAGACATTAATCTATATGCAGCAAGGCTTTTCGGAGAGCACCCAATTGCTACATGGACTTTAGATAGTATTGACTCTAACACCTCTTTGCAGTATTTCTCTGACGACTTTCCAGCCATTGTTGCTGATGGATATACAACAGGTTTACCCCTTGTTTATGGTTCTAGTCAATCCGTTGGGGTAACATCAGATAGCACGGGCATCATTATTGAGACAGAAGATAGGTTATGGTCACAAGTAAAGACATACTCAAATACAGGATTTGTAGTAAATTGGAAGTTCTGGTATGACGAGAGCATTACATTTCAAGAATTGCTAGAGGAAGAGCGTTTCATAATTGAGTTTGGTGAGGCAGGAATTGAGCATAACGGATACGGAATGTTCACCAACGGTGGCAAATACAATAACTACACATATGAGTTTTGGACCCGCATTAACCCAAGGGTAGATGTTCCTCGTAAGATCTGGGGCACACTAACTACATTAGACGGAATCTGGGTAAAAGACAACTACATAACTTTAGCAGTAGGAAACAAATACAAATCTTTTGCTATTGAAAATTGGTTTAGGCCAATGCTCCTGAATGTAACATACACATCAAATCAGGCAAGGCTTCTCATAAATGGGCAAGAGGTTATCTCTCTTGATCTTAATCCAGAAGAGTTTAACTTTGATCCTATTAACGATGAAGTGACTGGTGAAGGTCTGCTTGGATTCATGGGATACCCAGAGATTGATTTGTTTGAAGTTGATTGCTTCTCTATCTTCCCTTACATTGTTCCCGATGAAGTATGTAAGCGTAGGTTTGTATGGGGTCAGGGTCTATCCGACGCAGCATCATTCTCCACATTCTTCGAAAACTCTACTACATACATTGACTGGTCTTTTGCCAATTACGCCACTTCCGCTATCTACCCAGATGTTTTCAATTGGGACACAGGATACATTAGCGGATTGGTTACAAGCCGTGGATATGTAAAGACACCAGACTATAAACTTCCAGAAATTTTTATCCAGGGCAGAAAGTTAGAAAACCTATACAAAGAAAACCTATTCAATAACTCAACAGAAACAGTAAGCCCTGGATTCTCCTTTAAGCCTGAATTTGACTGGACACAAAACTCATACTTCTACTTTGATAGTATTGAGAAACTAGAGTCTCCCCCGCAGATTATCTATGGAGTCTTTTCTAAACATTGGTATGAAACTAGTACCGACCCTCAACCACTTTTCAGATTTGTGAAACGGTATACCGATGATGTTATCGACATTGTGATACAAGGAAATGATGTTCACTACATGTATAACGGTGATATAAAATATTCTTTCCCTGTGCAGGATGATGTTCCCTTTACTGTGGGTCTTGATTTGAATGCGATTGTAAAAGAAAGCGTTGAGTTTAAAAACTTCCTTACAAGTCTTGCTGACGTTGAGGTATTCGTTGGTGGTGATGGAGAAAGCACTTTCTCTGGTTTAATTTATCGTGTTGGTCTTAGTGATACAGCAATGGTTGCTCGTGAACAATTGGTGCAATATTTCCCAAGCGGTATTGCTAATCCTTATCACAACATGGCTACGTCAAAGGGTACCTATGTTATTAGACCGTTCATAAGATACGGAAACTTCTATCTTGATATTGAGGCAGGAGGATTCTGGGAAGATGCAACCCCTCTATCTTACTTCGGTAGGAACTTCCAAAAAGATGATGGAACCTATGAATCAAAACTTGATTTGTTGCAACTAAACATCGGCTACGACGGATTGTACAAGATTAGAGATAATGGATATGATGTGGGTGGTAGTGAGATGAAGTGCTACATAACCTTCCAACCATTAGAGGCAAAGAACAATAAGTTGCTAAGAGAGTTTACAACAACACAAAGCCTACCCAAAAACAGAGTAATTGATGTGAGTGGAATGACAGCCCAAGATCTTGCTATTACAAAATTTGAATGGATAAATGGTACAGTAGTTGTACCTCCACAAAATTACGATTCTTGGAAGATAGTCGTACATTTTGATGTTTATGCAGAAGCCGTAATATCTTCTCCATTCTCTGTAAAGCAACTTTCTATGTCCTCGCAGGCTTACAAGGATGAGGCAGAGATTGGAACTAGGTTTGGAAACAAACTATCATCAACAGACAACTTTGCAATATACAAAGAGAATACACCATATCTATATCTAACAAAAGACAGCGGCATAGAGCCACTAGACGGCCCCGTTAATGCGCCAGTCAACCCCAATGGCAATTTCCCATATCTGGTTGGTAACCTTAATATGTTTATTAAGCCTAATATTCTTATGGATACCTCAAACACCCTGTTTTCTATTGTATCTCGTAACGGAATAATGGATATAAAGCACAACGGTACTGGTTGGGTATTGCGTAGAAATGATCTTCCCATTGAGTATGTTACCTTATACCAGAATGGTGAAGAGGTTACAGAGTTTACATTCGATGTAGATAAGTGGACGATGGTGGGCATAGAGTTTGGTGAGCCACTTGACTTCGCTGTCTCTACCTTATATAAGATTGTTTTAAATGAGGGGGCAGTCTATCAAAACATCTCTGTATCAGCACTATCAGAAACACAGGTAGAGAGCACCGCTATCGTTAGGCTTTGGGAAGGTGTAAGGATTCAAACTTGGGGAGACTGGGTTAATGACCCATCTGTTGAAACCTTTGCAGATCTCGTTTCCTCACGGGCATACCTACAGTACCCAGTTGATCCAACACAGATTTATAAGATATTTACAGGTGGAAACACCACCAGCGTTGGCTCAGAAGATCCACCACTCAAGGTAGGGGAAATGAATACAACTATGGCTACTGGTGTTGAGTGGCAAACATTTGATAGGAGACCTTCATAATCTGGTCTCGTTCCGTCACGCAAACGATAACTTGTGGTATAATATGGTTATGTCAAATAAAAGGAAAGCACTAAAGAAACCACGAGTAACTGTAGTAGATGAGAATCCAGGTTGGGGCATTTACGCTTGGAAAAAGGCAGATGGAAGTCTGTTTATGGATGAAGATCACAACTTACTTAACATTCCCTCCCGTCAATACGATATGGACAAGATGGCTCAGATTACCAAAGCCGCTGCCCATTACGGTGAGCCAGAGGGCAGGCCATATTTTATTCCTGGTATTCAACGAGCCACAGATGAAGAGTACACAGAACAGCGTGAAAGAATGAAGGAAGGTCTACTACCAACTATGAATGACTTTAACGCAGTAACAGACGCAAAGAAGGCGGCAGGAATACAAGATGGCTAATATCGTAGCAAAGACATTTGACTTTGAAGAAGAGGGGCCACAGTTTGAAGATCCATTCCAAAAGTCTTGGGATGAGATTAAAGATATGCGTGGCCTAGATACAAACTTCAAGCGTCGTACTTCACGAGTAGTAAAAGGATACCTGGAAGACTCCAAATCACGAGCAACAGGTAGAGATGACGCTGGTCGAAAATCAATAAACTCACGGCAGGGAAAGGGTTACGCAACCTTTGATGTTATCCAACCACCCTATGATCTTGTAGAACTAGCAAACTTCTATGACTCTAACTTTGCCAACCATGCTGCTATTGACGCTAAGGTAGAAAATATTGTTGGCCTTGGTTATGACTGGAAGATGACTTCTGCTACTATGCAAAAGGTAGAAGATGAAGCAGGAGAAAAACTAGACTTTATCCACAGGAAGATTGATCGTTTGAAGGCAACCATGGAAGATTGGTTGGAAAGCCTAAATAATGATTCTACATTCACAGGAACAATGGAGCGTGTCTACACCGATATGCTTGCTACAGGTAATGGATACTTGGAGATTGGTCGAACCACAACAGGCGAAATTGGATACCTTGGACACGTTCCAGCACCCACAATGCGTGTGCGTCGGATGCACGACGGATACATCCAGATCGTAGCAGAGAAGGTTGTTTACTTCCGAAAGTTTGGGGCAACGAATCCAAACCCCGTTACTGATGATCCACGCCCCAATGAGATTATTCACTTCAAGGAATACTCACCCCTAAACACTTATTACGGCATCCCTGATGTTATTTCTGCTTTGCAGGCAATTAAGGGAGAGCAGTTTGCTTCTCAATACAACATTGATTACTTTGAAAACAAGGCTGTGCCCCGTTACATCGTAACAGTCAAGGGTGCTCAACTATCCCCAGAGAGTGAAGAGCGTCTGTTCCGTTTCCTACAAACAGGGCTAAAGGGACAGAATCACCGCACCTTGTATGTTCCTCTACCCTCTGATGCCGATGGCAACAAGGTTGATTTTGAAATGCATCCTGTAGAAAACACAGTCCAAGATGGCTCATTCAAAGACTATCGTAAGCAAAATCGTGACGATATTTTAATGGCTCATCAGGTTCCTTTGTCTAAACTAGGTGGTGTGGATGCATCTGCTATTGCTGCTGCCCTATCACAAGATCGCACATTCAAGGAGCAAGTCACCCGCCCAGCCCAACGGCATCTGCAAAAAGCAATCTCTAAAATAACCAAAGAAAAGACAGATGTTATTGAGTTGGTGTTTAAAGAGGCAACACTAACTGATGAGATTGCATTGTCACAAATCCACGAGCGTTACTTGCGAAACAAGGCTATGACACCTAATGAGGTACGAGAGAACCTAGGTTTGCCAGCACGCAAGGGTGGCGATAAAATGGTTGAAATGTCACCACAACAACAGGCAAGTCAGCGTCAAAATGCAGAAGGAAATTCTGCCCGTCAGCGTGAAAGGACAAACGCCCAAAGCGACGGAGTAGCCACAATAGATGGTAGAAATCCCAAGGGTGAAGGTACTAAAACTGAGTAGTGTTAAAATTTTAACAAAAAATTGAAATGTTACAAAAATGTGATATAATGGGTTACACTATGGAAAAGGCCAATTTCTCATTAGACAATAATGCTGTACGGGTTTCTATGCCCATCGCCAAGGTAGATGAAGAAAGGCGCATTGTAAGCGGCTTTGCATCTCTTGATAATTTAGACCGACAGGGCGATATTGTAACAAAGGAAGCATCAGTCAATGCTTTTAATAACTTTGCAGGCAATATCCGTGAGCAGCATGACGCAAAGAAAGCGGTAGGCAGAATGGTAGACTTCAAGGAAGATACCTATTTTGACGCAAGTTCAAACAAGATGTACGCAGGAGTTTATGTATCTGCATATATTTCAAAGGGTGCTCAAGACACTTGGGAAAAGGTGCTTGACGGAACCCTCACAGGATTTTCTATTGCAGGTGATATTGATGTTGAGGACACTATGTATGATGGTGACCTTGAAAAGAGCGTCCGTGTTATTAAAGAGTTTACTCTAAGTGAGTTGTCTCTTGTGGATGTTCCAGCAAATCAGTTTGCTAACGTTCTATCTATTCAGAAGAACGGCGATGTAACGGGTATGCTTGCTAAGGCACTAATCGAAAATGTGTACTATTGCGGTCACGATGATGTTGTTCAACTATCATCTACCGTAAAGTCAGCCTGCCCTCGCTGTAGCGAAGCAATGGAAAACATCGGCTTTGTCGAATCGAACGACCCCGACAAGGCACAGATGGTTAAGGGCATTCTAACCACAGTCAGGAAAAATAAGGAGGTAGAGAATATGTCCGAAAGCACAGAAGCCACTCCTGAGACCCCTGAGGCAGTCGAAGAAGCCGTTGAAGAAGCGGTAGAGACTGTTGAAGAAGTGAAGGCAGAAGTTGAAGAGGCCGTAGAGGAAGCCAAGGAAGTTGTAGAGGAAGCAACAGAAGAGGCAACCGAAGAGCAGGCCGAAGAGATTGAGACAGTAGAAATGAAAATCGAGGCTTTGACTACAGCAGTAGCCGATATCTCAACACAGATTCTTGAAATCAAGTCTCTTGCAGATGCACTCACTAAGGTTTACAAGCAGGTAGGGGAGATCTCCAAGGCAGTCGCTACATTGAATAGCGAGTTTATCTCCCTAAAGGCACAAGATAATGAGTTTGGAAAGCGTGTTGATGCAGTAGAGCGTGAAACCGCATTCCGAAAGTCTGCTGATTTTGGAGAGATCATGCAGTCTCAGCCAGAGATGACTGAGAAATCACTATGGGACGGTCGTTTCCTCAAGAAGTCCGACCTATTCTAAATTACAGAAAAAAAATGGAGGTGAATAGAATTATGTCAGACGAAATTACTACAGAAGAGTTTTCAGACGTTAGCCTAGAGAAGGCCGCTGGTGATCAGGTACAAGGTGCCGCAGATCGTCAGGGAGTCAATCCAGGTGTTAACCCAGTTCAGAACGCAACTGGTAACCCAGGCACGGCTGATAACGTTGGTAACCCAAACACACATCACGCATCAGGATACATTGGTGTTGGTGGAGTTGGGCAGCAGAACGATGGCGAAGCACTAAACTATGGCAACATGGGGCAAGCACTCAACCCTCAGGCAATGGGGGAAGCCAGTCCACTAGATATTAACCCATCTGGTCAGATTGGTGGTGGTGTCCTTAACCCAGAGCAGGCTCGTCAGTTCATTGACTACGTTTGGGACGGAACCGTTCTCGCAAAGGACGGTCGTCGCATCACAATGCGTGCAAACACCGTTGAACTAGAGAAGATCAACGTTGGTCAACGAGTTCTCCGTGCCGCAGCACAGGCTGATGGTTCATACGAGAACGCAGGTGCAACATTCACTAAGGTAGACCTTTCTACCAAGAAGTTGCGTCTTGACTGGGAGGTTTCAACTGAGGCACTTGAAGATAACATCGAAGGTGCAGCACTAGAAGATCACCTAGTACGTTTGATGACAGCAGCATTTGCTAATGACATTGAGGATCTAGCCATTAATGGTGACCTAGGCAAGACTACAGATCCATTCTTGGGTATCATGGACGGTTTCCATGTACAGGTGCAGAACAAGGCTCACGCAGCAGTTCCACCAGTATTCGCAACCGCCGCTGGCACCGCAGGTGAAGCAGGTACACTAGATCAGTACGCACAGCCAGTAGGTGACTGGGATCGTTTCATCAATGAGGGTGGAGCACAAGATCCAGTTGCAGTTGCCGCAGGCGACCCAACATGGGACACCGAGGTTATGCAGGAGATCATCCTAGCAATGCCTCGTAAGTACCGTGCAATCAAGAGTGGTCTACGTTTCTACGCAGGTAGCGATACCTTTGCTAAGATCGTGGCTGCCAATGGCACAGGAACCAACACAGGACAATGGCCTGCTTCCTACGAGTATGCAAACGCATACCTCAATGGAAACGCCCAGGAGTTCGGTGGGCCACAGGCTACCCGAGTTCTTGGTGTGCCCGTTCTTGAGGTACCTTACTTCCCAGAAGATTACGTTGAACTAACATTCCCACAGAACCGTATCTGGGGAATCCAGCGTGATATCACGGTCAACCGTGAGTACCAGAACAAGAAGGACACAATTGAATACACAGTATTCATGCGGTTCGGTATTGCCTGGGAAGAGTTGGATGCAGTTGCATACACCGAGTACACACCATAATTCATATGGGCTTTGTTGGGGGAGGGCTACGGCCCTCCCCCTTCAAGCATTTGTGGTATAATAGTGTTAATAGTAGTGAAGGAGACAACTATGAATTTTAAAGATATGCCAATTCGGGAGTTGCGGGAATACGCAAAGACCAACGGTATTAAGTTGCAGAGCGCAACAAAAAAGGCAGACATTGTTGCTATTCTAGAAGCAACAGAGGCACCATTAGAAGAGATCTCTTTTGATGCCGAGCCTGCAACCCCTAGTGTTGTAACCGCACCCACAGAGGATGCTCGTGCAGCACGAGAGCAAGAAGAGATTGCTCGTCGTCTAGAAGAGCAAGAAGTACATGATAACAAGCCAACTGCACAAGATGACAAGGTTTGTGTTTACTCTGAGCGTCGTTACTCTTCTTCTAAGTTGGGTAAACTAGATCTAGGTTACAACATTGTAAAGAAAGATCTTGCAGTAATGTGGGTTCGACTTCCAGATGTTCGTGCAGCATCTAAGGATGAACTTGCTAGGGCACAGGCTTCTGGTATTAAGCCAGGGCAACTAGTAGGCCCAAAGGGACGTAGAATGTAATGAAGGTTTATCGTACTCCCCCCAAGCCCATAACTGTAACTATACCAGACGGGAAGCCATCTACAGAATATGATGTGGCTGTTGTAAATAACTTTACAACTTGGGGGGATACGATCACCTCAGACGTTTCTGGCAATATTGTTTTTGATTTGCCAAACTATCCATTCAATATGTTTGATGAAACATACGATCTATCCGTGCAAGAAGTGGCGGCGGGGTACACATGGAATGATTCCAAAACAGACTTTGTAGAAGATTTAACAATCGTTCATCCTTACATCGACCCAAACCATCCAGACTTTGATCCACAAGGAGAAGAACTTATTCGGGCACTTATTGATGCTATTACTGGTGGCTTCTATTACAGCCGTATGCCTTTTGAGGGACAAGGGCTGGGCATTGATTTCTTTGCCCTACCAGGAATGAACGGTATGGATAATGAGCCATACTCATTAGGAGGACTTCAAGAGATCCTAGATGTATGGGAAAATAACGTACACGTTTACAAGAAGTATCCAGCAGAAGGAGAAGAGTGGACAAACTGGAAGTCTTACGAACTTACACAAGATCATACCGCAGCCACACAGGTTTGGGGAGAGCGCAGGTTTGAGGCAGGGTATGAGCCACGTTACAAGCATCCAAGATCTGACTCATACAAGATGTATGAATACAAGTCACCATTCTTTCCCAAAAACTTTTACTACAACTGGCTACTAGGTGGAGGGTACAAGAATGTCCCCGACGATATTATTCTAGCAGCACTCATCCTTTTGAAGAACTGGAATGATACAGGACACATCGGCGGCAATGTAATGGATGACTACATCAAGGAATACTCCACAGACCAATTCAAGTTAGTGTATGGAGATAGGAGCAAGGCGTTAGGTGGATTTGGTTCTACAGGTAGTGAGCCTGTTGATATGATCCTAAAGAAATACCTAAACAAAAAGCCACAACTCCGTCGTCTTGGGGTGTTGTAAATGGGCGTGCAACTTCCAGCCTTCCTAGGTGGAATGCAATGCGATGTTT